GATTCCTTTAAGGACTTCGCAGCTGATGCCGAGGCGACCTTATTGGTGAGGTCTGTGGATGCGATTATCTCCTCCAGCGTAAGGGCATCCGTGTATTTAGCACGGGCCCCGACGCCGGCATCGATCTTATCCGCATTCGCATTGAACACATCCACGTTATAAAGTTCCGTCTGGAGAGGTTTTTCCAGATTAAGGTTTGGTGTATATGTTGCCATATCTTCCCTCCGTTAAGTTATCCAGATACGCTGGAAAACAGTGCTGTAGTTTGATGCCGCATTCCTGATTCCAAAGTATCTGCCATCAGCATACTGTGAATGCGTTGTTGCGATATCCATGAATGCTGTTCCAACAGAAAAAGTCTGTGCAGTCACACTCTGCCAATTCTCTTGCAAATCAAGTACAGAAACATCTCTTGTGCCATCGGTTACCCTGATTGTTGCATGGAATGTTTTGCCAGTATAAGTTGAGGCGGTTCTTACCCAATCCTGATTTAATTCAAAGTTATCCGCATTCCATGTAGGCTGGCCATACCTGAACGCAAGTCCGTTGTTATACCAGCCCTTGTTGTAAAGGTCATTAGCATAGTGAGACGTGCCATTGACCCATGTGATATACCAGCTTGCGGACTTGCTGCCGGTCGTGCCATCGCTCCATGTAGTGTTGGATGTATCCCGGAGCGCCCATGTGACTGTATGCGTGCCCAGTGCATCCGTGGATGTCGTGCCGGACTGAGTCTCATAAGTGCCGTTAAATCCGCTGACGGAGACCGTTCTGGTCGTTCCGCCAACAAAAGCAAAGGAAGTCGTCCCGGTAAGTGACGGAATGTTGAGCTTCAGCTTTGCCACGCTCCAGCTGCCGGTCTTGTTGCCGGTCGTGCCGTCCGACCACTGTGTTGATGCAGGATACTTAAGCGACCATGTAACAGTCCAGGAACCTGCGGAAGTGCTCGACACCGTGCCGGACTGATTCTCATAAGTTCCGTTGAAGTTGTTGACCGTGGGCTTAAAGGTCTTGCCTGTCGCCCATGTGTAAGAGTTATTGGTAAGTGACGGAATCGTGAGCGTACGCTTTGCAATGCTCCAAGACAGCACTACGGGAGCCGTGGTTCCGTCTGCCCAGGCATATCTCTCTTTGAGTGTAAACGTAACAGAGTAATTGCCCGCTGCCGTAGCGCTTAAAGTGCCGGTGCGCTCCATTGCATCGGCATCATACCCGGTAATGGTAGGGCTCTTTGCGGCATTGTCAAATGTGAAGCTGCCGGACGTCAGGACCGGCTTCGCCACATACTTTGTGGACTCATAGACCAACACATTTCCACGGTAGAGATAGTCTAACTTGATGCCGTGATATACCACCTCATCGAGAGCGGTGCCATGATAGACCATGCTCATATGCGTGCCTCCTTATTCGTCAATGTAAAGAGTAGTCCCGACCAAGCGGAGCTTCGACGCCGGCAGCCAGTCAACAGCTACATTCTTCAGCATATCCTGGAAGCTGTCCACGCCGGAGACCGATGCGTGATACCGTGCGATCGGGAGCTGGTAGATCGTACCGCCATTGTCCAGATCATCCTGCTGCGGGACCGGATAGCCGCTGGAAGATGTCAGCGTTTCGATCGTGCCCTGCAGGAAATCACTTTCTGTGTTGGTCTTGCTAAGGTCGATCTGGAAGACGGTGAGACAGTACAGCTCGCCGGATGCCACAGTGACAAAAGGTATCGTCTGTGTGCCGATGATCTGCACCTGTCTGCCGGAGATCAGCATATAACCGGCTCCGATATACATGTTTGAAGTGTCATGTGTCAGCTCACAGCCTCCGGTCACTCCGGACTGATGGCCTGAGAAGACATTCATGAAGTGGCCCATATTGGCTGCACTTATGGTCTGCTCATCAAATGTGATTCCTTTAATCATTCCAAACTCCTTATTTTTTCAATCAGTGTGACCTTTAACTTCCCGAAGGAAATCTGCACGAATCTGCTCTCGCTCGTGATGCCGTGTGCCGTTACCAGAGAGGACCGGATGCCGGTCTTCGTCTTGATATTCGCCTGCCGGCCCACATAAAAGTCTCTGTAGTCATAGATCTTCGAGTCCATGAAAAGTGTAAAAACTATTTTGTGAGTGTAGTTATTGGAGGAGAATCGGTTTGTGACTTCCTGCCGCATCTCCGCTTCTGTCTCTGCCTCGATATATACCGACCGTGTGCTTCCTTTCGCCCTGTTTGGATCCGTGCCGTCTGTTGTGACGGTCCTGTTCGCCAGCAGGTAATAAGTATGTTCCGTCACTTCCGTGACCTCATCGCTGCCTTCCGTGGTATGCCCCCACTGGACGTTGAGCTTTGTGAGTGCATCCACGCTGTAAGTCTCCGTATAATTGGCGATATCGGAGAAGGACACATCGATATTGACCGCGGCTGCCTGGTCTTTATAGACCGAAAGGTCGAGCCTTCCCTCTGTGAAGGAAAAATCAACATACACTCCGTAGTATTCTAGGGCGTTTCCGAGATAGGTTTTCAGATTATACGCCCCGTCGGTCAGGCTGACCGTCGTGCTTACTTTTGCCGCCACAGGCGTATGCGTGACCGCATTCACATGCATATAAGATCTATCCAGCATGCTGTCGCCAGAGCTGATCCAGTTATCTGCGATAGCCTGAGCGATAAAGTCCTCGATACCGGCGGAGCTGATCAGTGCCTCGTTTCGAATAAAGATGAACCTGTCGAAAAGATTTTCCTTCTGCCGAAGCGTGATCGTGTATGCAGCCGAATCGGAGTCTGTGTTGTAGTTATCACAGATTCCTACGAACACCGTACCTCCGGCGCTCTTGCAGATGACAAAATCATCATGATCGATCAGCGGCAGCCGGCTTGTGATGATCTTCGATTTGTTAGAAAACTCCGAGTCCGTCTGGAACTCGAACGTCTCAAACTCCAGCACATCCTTTATCCGGAGGGTAGCCGCATCGAGCACATAAGCCAGCAGCTTTCCATCGTTGACGATCTTTCCGAGGGACGCGATTTCCTCAGTATGTGAGTGCAGCCAGGCGTGCGTATATCGTGACAGCTGTGCATGCGTATACGAATGCAGCATGCTGTGCGTGTCGTATATGGTTCTGATTGCCATCTGACCGCCTCCTTACACAGCGCGGAAAAGCTTCTGCATCGTGACGACGATAGGCTGTGTTATCTGAGCATCCGCTTCGACCCTCAGGACGGACTCGCCGACCGGGAAGCGGAAGAAATTATCATAGTTAATGTTAAAGTCCGGCACCAGGTTCGTCTGTACGCCCTGCGCGTCCTCCTGATAGCAGTACAGATCTCCGTCGATGGAACTGTACTTGATGGCCTCGCCAGCATCGGCTTCACCGGTGATTTCCACGCGGGAGACCTCTTCGCCGTCCACCTGCAGGATCAGCTTCGGATTAACGATCGGACCGTTAAATGTAACCGTAAACGGAGCCGGCACAGATCCGGCATTTGTGATCACAAGGGAGCCTCCGACAGTCTGCTGGAAGCGGCTCGGCCATTTGTAGGAGTACTTAAGCGTATCATTCGCTGCTCCTGTCGATATCGAAAACCTTGTGTCCGCGTTCATGTACCACAAGCCGAGCGCCCGAAGCGTTACCGGGCATTCCAGTACGCCCGCCTCTCCGATCTCCGTCTTTTCATAGGCAACAAGATCCACGTTCCGCCAATACTCGCCGGCATCAGTTGTATAAACCAGAATCAGCCTGGAAGAGGACCGGATGAACTGCAGGAACTCTGAGGCCGCAAGATACGGCTTATCAGTCGTAAATACGATCGAACCGGATATCTCGGCTTGTGCATCCTTGAAGTAGTTCCGCACCCAGTTGAAACCGATCTTCATGTAAGACGCTTCCATCTCATAGCCGAGGCCCTGCGGCTCATAGAGGAAGCTCCGGTTCGGAACATCGAGCCGGTAGCTTCGCCCATATTCATTTCTAAGAGAAAAGGATCTAATCACAGCATAGCTCCTAATTCATGATTGATCTCGGACGCGATCAGGCGCCCATTCAAGAAGGTGTTACTTGTAACGTTGACCATTGCCGCTCGGTTCACGCCACCGGCAACAGTTCCGGCCACATCATTCATAGCATTGGTGACCAGCCCGAGGTTGTCCCGGATGCCCTTTGCGAACAGCTGCATCATATCCGGAGCGTAGGTGTGGAAGTCTGACAGCGGCCCCTCATCAGGCTCAGAGAAGCCGATGAAGTTCTTGATCTTCCGTCCGACGCCCTTCACAGCATCTACGGCGTCACCTGCTGCGCCTTTGATACCATCGACAAAATTCTCGATCATATCGCGGCCCCAGTCTAATGCTTCGCCCGGGAGATTCTTCAGCCAGTCTACAGCAGCCCCGACCTTTTCCATGATCGTGTCTTTTATGCTGCCGATCTTCTCTTTGATCCCGTTGACCATGGTCTCGACAGTAGACTTAATGGTATTCCAGATCTCGGAGAGCTTGTCCTTGATGGCCGTCCACGCCATGGTCCAAAGGTCCTTAATGATCGTAAGGGCGCTTTCGATCTTTGTCTTAACAACATTGACCGCCGCCTCTACGATCGCCTTGATGCCATTCCAAAGATCCTCGGCAAATTTCTTTATGCCGCTCCAGACCGCGGTCCAGTCTCCGTTAATAGCAGCCAGCACAATGTTCAGGACATCCTGAATCAGCGTGATTGCTACGGAAATCTCTGTGTAGATGAAATTCCAAATGGACTTCGCGTAGGCGAGAATACTATCTCCCCAGCGGCTCCAAACAGCCTTAGCGACCTGAGTGAACTTCTGAATCGTCGCCTGGATCAGCTCGACAGCCCGTGTGATTATCTGTTTGATAGTCTCCCAGATAGCATTGACTTTATTCCTGAAGTCCTCATTAGTGTTGTAAAGCAGTACAAGTACTGCAATTATTCCAGTGATCACAGCGATGACCGCAAGAACCGGCGCAGAGATTGCCGTGATGGCGGGAATCAGCGTCACCTTGATAAACGCAGCAACACTTCCCACAGAAGTCAGTACAGTCCCGACGGAGCTTATTACAACGCCCAGGACAACAAGCAGCGGAGCAAGCGCGGCAACGACTACCCCAATGCCAGCGATCAGCGTCTTCTGAGCAGAATCCAATCCGTTGAACCAGTTGACCAGCTCCTGCATCTTTGCCACTATGACCATGATATAGGGCATAAGCGACTCACCGATCGAAATAGCGAGCTCGGAGATCCCAGATTTAAGGATCGTCAGCGCTCCGGGAAGATTATTCAGCATGATCGCCGACATTTTCTCCGCTTCGCCATTATATGTCGCAATAATTTCCTGACCACTTGCCAGTGCCTCATTCATTGGAACTATAGACCCATCGGCAAGCTGTGCGAACTGTTGTGAGGAATTTGAGACCGCAGAAGAAAGCTTTTCAAAATCTGCCTCTGATGCATTTGAGATGGCAAGCAGAGCAGACATTGCCCTTGCGCCGCCAAGCATCGCAGCCGCTCTTGCCTTTTCAGCACCCTCTGCTCCAAATGTCTGCATGTTCAGCTCATCGACCGCAGCAGTATATTGCTTCTGCGTGATAGAGCCAGCCTCAAGAGCGCCATCCAGATAATCGAGCTGCTTCTCATATTCTTCCATGGGCATTTTGATATTCCCCATGGAATCTCGAATCTGCTCCATGATCTCCATGAAGCTGTACATATTCCCCTCATCATCTGCCATGGACAGACCGAGCCGCTTCATTGCCATTTCTGACTCTTTGGTCGGTTTCGCCATCCTCTGGAAGATGTTACGAAGAGATGTACCCGCCTGAGAAGACTTAATGCCGGCATTAGCCATCAGTCCGAGAGCGACGGCGACATCTTCCGCGCTGTATCCAAGAGCGCCCGCAACAGGAGCTGCATACTTGAAAGACTCTCCCATCATGGAGACGTTCGTATTCGCATTACTGGATGCCGCTGCAAGGATGTCTGCGAAGTGGCCTGCGTCTTCTGCTTGCAGGCCAAAAGCGGTCAGCGCATCGGTGACAATGTCGGATGTAGTGCCAAGTTCCTCACCGGATGCCGCAGCAAGGTTCAGAATAGGCTGAATGCCCTCAAGCATCTGGTCGGTCTTCCATCCGGCCATTGCCATATACTCAAGGCCTTCACCGGCTTCTTCAGCGGAGAACTTCGTAGCAGCGCCCATTTCTCTGGCTTTAGCCCTCAGGGCTTCCATCTGCTCGGTTGAAGCTCCGGAGATGGCCTGCACCTTGGACATCTGGGCATCAAAGTCCGCAGCTTCCTTGACGGCAAAACCGAGCCCCGCAGAAGCGGCCGCAGACACCGGCGCAAGAGCTTTTCCAGCTCTCTGCATTCCGTCCCCGACAGTCTTCATGCCCTCGCCGGCTTTGGTGATGGCTGCGATTGCCGAACTGCTCTTGACGGCCTGCGTTTCGAGATCTTTCAGGTTCTTCTCAGTGTTGATGATCTCACGCTGCAGGGCCATGTACTGCTCGGAGTTCTTATCTACCCCGTTCTGGTCCATGGTCTTCTGCTCGTCCTTCAGCAGTTTGAGCTTATCATTCGTCTCTTTGATCGCATCCTTCAGGAGCGTCTGCTTCTGTCTGAGAAGATCCGTACTGTTCGGATCCAGTTTCAGGAGCTTATTGACGTCCTTCAGCTGGGACTGTGTATCTTTTATTGATTTGTTTACTTCACGTAAGGATTTCTCAAAACCGGAGGCGTCGCCGCCGATCTCGATCGTGATACCTCTGATCTTCGTAGCCATTAGAGCCTATTCATATCCTCTTGCGTCGCGAGTTGTTTATACTCGGCACCGTCGTTCGCTGACTCAGTAAAGATGTCGAGCACCGTTCCCAGGTCAAGCGCATCAAGGTCCGTTAAAGTAAGACCGGCCTGCATCGCACGGAGCAGGAAAAGCGCCGTGTTCAGAGGCCGGTCGGTCGGTCTTATTTTTTTTTAGCTTTTACAGCTGTTTTGGATGTATCGGCCCATACGCTGAGGATCTCCGGGGCGGCTCCCATGAGCGCCATAAAATCCATCGTATTTAGCCAGTCCACATAATTTTCAAAAGTCGTCGAGTTGAATTTCGCAGAGTCATAACCCTCTGCCTGGCATTTCATGATAAAGGCGAGTTCCGTGATCATGTCCAGATCCATATCGTCGCCTCTTTCCATGAAGGTCTTCAGCAGATCACGTTTGAAGATCTGCTTATACCGGTAAGTCGTGGCAGCGTTCCCGGTGAAAAGCACCGGGACGCCGCCGATTTTGATTTCTTTTGTCATTTTCATCTACCCCCTCTTTGTTTTGAAACTCGGATCAGCCGCCTGTCTGCTGTGCGGACGGAAGCTGGACCTCTGTGAACCATGCGCCATACGGTGTTGCATTCTCCGGCTCCACGCGTGCCTTGACGATCTCCCTGTTAAGAGCTGCAGAAGTCATCGGATGAGCAGAGATCGTAATCGTATCGGTCTGCGGTTCAACAGTGTCTCCCGTGGTCTCGCCGCCAACGGACGGACGGGATGCCGTGCAGTTATACAGCACGTGACGTGCAGCATTCTGATCCCCATCGACCTCGAAAAGGAATGCAAAATGCGTGGATGCCGGCTGTACGGTCTCGACCAGAAGTCCGTTCTGGTCTACGACTTCGCCGAGGATATCCTTGCGGAAATCGTCCGGAATCATGGCGATCTCATAATCACCCTCGTAGCCATTGTTGGACATGCTGGTGAAGTAGTCGATATTATCCGCACGGAAAACATTGCTATCACCCTGAGGATCCAGCGAAAGGCTTACGGAACCCGGAAGAGCAACCGGAGTGCCATAAGTCACACCGCCATTGTCATCGAATGTAGCAACAGCATAGTATGCGGACTTGAGTCCATATTTAACCTTATTCTTCGGCATTGATGATTACCTCCATCAAATAAACTGTGACATACAGCTTCTCTGAATCGATGTACTCGGAATCCTTGGACCAGCTGAGGCCTGCCGCCTTCAGCTTTGACTCGATTTCACATTCGAGCCCGATGTCCTTGGCATCCGTATACAACTCGATTGCAAGCTGCGTGATTGTCTGATAGTTACTGTCATCCGCATGCAGATCGTCTGCCTGCGGATAAAAAAAGCAGATGAACGGCGGAGCCTGCTCGGTGCCTTCCGGGAACTGATAGTAACTCGATGGCAGACCGAAGCTCTCGATCATGCTGCTAATTTCGCTGTATTTCATTGATCAGCTCCCTCTCGAAGTCATTAATAATCTTCTTCTCCACCGGACCGATATGCTCCCTGCCGGCTACTCTGCCGCCTCCACGTTTTGCGTGGCCATGTTCAAGCAGATGCGCAAGCCTGTAGTGCGGGGCCTTACTGTGGATGATCGACTTCCGTTTAAGCACACGGTCGTCTTCACTTGTAACGGTCCAGCTTCTGGCATATGCACCGGTTCCGTTGAACTTTGCACGCGCAGAAGATTTGATAGCAGTTGCACCGGCTTTCGCCACCTTCTGAATGGCAGTATTGATATCTACATCTATCTCCGCCTTATAATCTTCCAGGATCTGGTTGATCGCGGAATCAAGGCGATTGATCGGTATTCTCTTTGACGCCATTAGTGCCTCCCTTCCGTTCGCAGTACAGCTCGATCGTGCCGTTGTTCGGACGGAAGGTCCGATAGACCGCGCAGCGCTCCGCGCCACGAACCAGAATGGTCTGCCCGTCATAGTCCAGATCCGTCATGGTGAACCTGAACTCCGGATTAAGGCCGTTCCGGCCACCGTCAAACACTTCGGAAGCGGAAACGGAGTCAAAGTAACCGTAAACAGCTTTGGCTGTTTCAGTCCTCTGACTCACGCCATACTTATCCTTTGTGTAGGTGACTGTAATCAGCTTAGCCGCTTCAGGAATCCTCATTGCGCGCCACCTTCCTCAGCTCATCGACCTGCAGACGGTAGTCCGCCATGTTGACCTCGATGTCATTGGCATCGATTCCAAACCGGGACCTGGCGAATGACCTGATGCATCCAAGTGTGGAATAATTGGTCTCGTCATTGGCGATAGCCTTATCCACCCCTTTGTTGATCATGTCGGCCCGGCACTCCTCGATGATGTCCGTGATCTCTTGGACCACATTGGTGTCAGTCGATACTGTCCGTACAGCAAACTTGATCTTATTCAGATATTCACTGCTTACGCTCATGCCGGGCCTCCTTTACTCGATCAGGTCGAAGCAGCCTGCTTGATGACCTGCATGCCGTTAAGGGCTACCAGGTCTGCGCCGGCAGTCTGAGTGCCCAGGATGCCGATCATGCCTCTCTTGAAGTAATCACCGTGCTCATCGGTGTTCACTTCGTAGTTGCCCCACATGGGCATATCGATGGTGCCGGGCTGGCCGTACAGCTGAGTGCCGTCGGTCAGGCCGTCAAGGATCCTGAAGGAAGCAGCCATGCCGCCTTCCTTGATGGTGCCGGAAGTGTTGGTCTCATCCGCGAAAGTGATCTCATAAAGAGCTTTCTTCTCGTTGGTGCCGCGAACTTCGCCGAGAGTAGCCAGATCAGCCTGGGTCAGGTACAGTTTGCAAGCGCCCTTGCCCTTGATGGGACGGAAGCCCAGAATGGTGCTGCGCAGGAAATCTTTGTCCAGTGCTCTGGAGAAGATAGCCTGCTTGAGGTCGGAAGCCAGGACAGCAGCAAGGATCTTTGCGGAAGCCTTGTCACGAAGTGCGGAAACAGCAGCATCCTCGATGGCACCCTGGTAGTTCAGAGGGCTCTGCTTGCGGACCTGCTTGGAAATCTCATCCAGGATTCCCCACTCGGAAGGATTGATCTCGACATAGTCATAAGTGGATGCAGTGCCGGCATATGCCTGGCCTTCAGTATGATCAGCTGCTACAGCGTTCGTCTTCTTATAGGCCGCTTTCCAGGCTCCATTGCCTTCCAGAGGGAAAGCATGGACATCATCTACGATATCGCTGGCAACTGCTGCCAGACCATTGATGCCGCCGACCTGTGTGGGCTTTGCAATCTTACCGGTGGCCAGAAGCTGTCTGGTTTCCATGATCATGTGACCGGATCTGAAGAATTCATCTGCCTTGTTCTCCACTTCGGGAGTTGCTACGGGTGTGCTGTTCTTTGTCTCAAGCGCCATCTTTGCTCTTACCTCCATTTCCTCTTTGTTGAGGGCTTCTGCCTCGGATGTGATCTCTGCGAGGCGGGTTTCTGTTACGTTTTCAGCTCCGGCTTCTTCAGCCAGTTCTGTTCTTCTTGCCTCGATCTCTTTGAGGCGCTCCATGTATTCAGTCATTATTGACCTCCTTGTGGTATTTGTTAATTGCAGCAAGGGCCTTCGCTCTTGCCTCGGTTATAGCAATGCTCTTCAGTCTCTCCGCCTCCAGCTCTGCAATCACTCCGTCACAGTAGCTCCGAGCACTGATTTCTGTTCCATCATTCGCGGGCAGGCTCACCGCCGACACGTCATACAGCTTGCGCACCTTCGTGATCGTCCTCAGGACATCGATCGCGCCTGTTGCCCTGTCTTCCGTAATCTCCCGCTTATCCTCATCGACCGTAAAGCCGAAGGACATCTTTGTCGAATAGCCGCCCTTGATCTCGTCATACAGCTGCCTGCCGGCTTCCGTGCCGCCGAGATCCGCCCTCATGTGAAGGCCGTGCTCATCGACGGAAAGCTCAAGCGTCTTATTACTGAGCCTTGCGAACACTCTGCCCTGGTGGTCATACTGCATGATCACATCAGACATATCGCACTCGTCGAAAGCCTTCGGATCGATCTGCTCCCGGACGGTGTATCCTTCGTATGACCACAGCTCGTACGGCTCGTTGAATGTGCAGGCATAGCCTTCCACGGTATAATCCGGCTCCTGGCTCTCCTCGCTGGCAGCCTTTACCCTGATCTCCATGCCGCGGTATTCCCTGCCGGCATCGATCTTCTTTAAAATCTTTTCCAGTTTATTCTGCTCCATCATTGCCTCCTGTTTTGCCGTCAGCACCGACCTGATATTTGCTCATGTCAGTTGACTTGATGTAATTTAATGACACATAAGATACATCCCCGTCGTCTGTCGGCGGATAGCCAAGCAGCTCGAGGTACTGGTTCTTTGTAAGCAGCCCGATCTCTTTCGTGCTGTTGATGATATTGAGCTTTGTGCCCCAGGATGCCCCCGTTGCCGCACTGGACGTCACGATGATGGCATTTCCGAAGTCCTGCTCGCGCCTGGTGAACAGTGCCTTTGTAAACGCCTCGCCCATTTCTTCCCAGAACGGCTCAACGATTGCATCAAAGTAGTTCATCATGGTCTGCTCCGGTGCGGTGTTCTTCACGACGTCTTCCGGAGTCCTCCAGAATGTATACAGACGCTTTTCAAGCTCTTTCATTTGCTCGGCATCGGTTGCCCAGGTAGAAACGCTCAAAGGCGTATAAGCTTCCGTCGCGTCAAGGGCTACGATACCGCCGGACTCATCAGCGGCCTGAATACGCTTTGTGAAGTCTTTCTGCGCCTGCTCTGCGCTCTTTGTGGCCAGCATGGCGTTCTTCTGCGTAAACAGTCCGTGGATCTTGTTGGAGACGTCCATGGCCTTCTGCAGCGATGCATACATGCTCTGTACCATCTCAAGGGAGCCGTTGAGGGCTTCGTTGCCCTGGCTCATGTAAGTCGCTCCGTCATATTTCCTCCGGAGGACCACAAGATCCTCCATGTTAACGGTCACGCGCTCCCCTTCAGGCGTCCGAAGCACCACTGCATAGCCGGACCTTCCGACCAGCTGCCGGATCTCAAATTCGAGATAGACGAGTGGCCAGATCTCGACCGGATGCATCCGATCATCCCATCGGATCCAGGCAAAAGCGGTATTTGTCACCTGCGCCTGCCATGCCATGGCGTATTTAAACTCCTGCGCGGTCATCATTGGATTCGGATGGGCGAACAGCTTCGAATACTCGGAGCTGCGCTTGATCTGTTTGATGCGGCCATCCTGATCCTTCAGCACATGTACGACCTGACCACGGGAGATATGCGTCGCGTTCGTGTCCAGGATCGCCACGCAGGTCGCGTCACGGCTGGCATCGGTGTTAAGATTGACCGATCTGGTCCCGTACCCTGATATGTACGCCGTCCTGCCCGTCAGGCTTTTGATAAAGTTTGAAAGAAATCCCATTTCTATCACCTCAGGTACGGGATAATCTCGTCCGAATGGTTCTGCAATCCCGTCCACGCATTTAATAGACTGACCATTCCGTCAATCCTTCTGTTACTTGCCGATTTAACCGGCTGTATCGATTCAATTCCGTCCTTGTTCAGAGATTTGACCGCTGTGTTCAGCAGGCACCATCTGAGCATCGGATTATTTTGATAAATTATGCGGTGCTCCTCAAAAGCACCCTTAAGAAGCTTCATCGGATACGTCCATGTGAATGGGCCCTGCCGGATCTTCTCCATGACAAAGCCGGTCTCTGTCATCTGCGGTGCCCAGTATCCGGAAAGCGCTGCATCGTAGCACACCCAGAGCGGCCTGATGTCGTGGATCTTCACCATATCGACAAACCACTGCGTGACGTCGTTATAGTCCACGGTCGCTCCGGAGCAGATCTTTAGCCATCCACGTTCCGCCCAGGCCTTATATGGCGCTTCCCGGTCGGTCCGGTGCTTTTCATCCTCCGGTGCCAGCTTGCTCTCCGGAATAAAGTACTTCTGCAGGACGTAATAGTTATCATCTCCGGGCTTCATGATCAGCAGCGTTGCGCAGGTAAGGTCCGTTGTGGCGCTTAGGTCACAGCCTCCGACCGCGAATGAATGTTCCAGGTACTCCATCGGGACCGTCTTCTGGTTCACCGCTTCCTCATAGGCCAGCCAGCCTTCGTTTGAGTTCTCCGGCATGTTGAAGTCCTTCGTGAGGACCGTCGGCAGGAACTTCGGATCTCGTTTCGCCCTCTCGACATGCTCCGTCAGCGTCTTCAGGCTCTTGATCTTGCCGAGGCCGGGATTCGCCTTCTCCCAGCAGGCCGGGTCCGACCACTCTTCCCGGCTGTCCAGCTCATAGAGCAGCGGGAGCAGTCTGTAGTCGTGATATCCGTCTTCCCACATCGCCACATGCGATGCATATTCATATCTGTCATCAAAAAAAGCCTCCCGAAGGAAGCCGTTTGTGGTGATCATCCAGTACAAAGGCTGTTCTCTCTCAGCCTGGGACTGCACAAGCACGTCGTATAGTTTTGAATCTTTCTGAGCATGCACCTCATCCTGACAGACAAAGGACCCGTTCAGGCCGTCGAGGTTGTCGGTCTTTGCTGCCAGCTTCTTGATCTTGCCGAAATTCATCTGGCAGTAGATATCCGTTTGCCGTTTGCGTTCCAGGCTCCGGAGTGCCGGCGACTGCGCCCGCATGTTGACCGCTTCCGAAAACACCTGATCCGCCTGGTCACGGGAATTCGCAGCACAATAGATCTCCGGACCGTTCTCACCGTCATTTAAGAGCATGTCGTGCAACACTGCGGATGTCTCCGTGGATTTTCCGCATTTACGGCCGCGCATGTCGAATATTTCGCGGAAGCGTCGATTATTGGTATCCTTTTCCTTCCAGCCGAAGATCAGCTGCAGCTTCGCCAGCTGGAAGAGCTCAAAGCGGATCAGCTGCTTGCCTGCTTTTCCCTTTGACTGCCGGCAGAATTTCTGCATAAAATCGATGTGGCGCTGTCCGGCCTTCTCATCAAAGTAATAAGGGAATCCCGGCGGCGGGGCGTCCATCCATCCGCATTCCCGTTCATAAACCGCCCGGATCTTCGCGCAGGCCGGAATCTCCCCGGACCTCATCTTTGCAAGATATTCCTTCGGCCAGTTCATTCCTGGTTAATAAAATCCATGAGCTCAGCAGCTGCTGCCTTCTCATCTTCTGACGGAAGGAGCCCCGTAAGCTGGATGATCAGCTTCTGGTAGGTCGCGGTGTACTTGACCCTCAGCTCCGCTGCCACGCTCTTCTTAACGCCCCACTGGTTTTCACCATTCTGATAGTACTCGGAGATTCCGTCCCTCATATACAGCAGATTGCACTCATAGATCGCGCAGGCATAGGAGGCTGCATCAGTGATCAGCTGGTCGTAGATCTTCAGCGTTGCCCTATCCACTTCCTTCAGCGCTGCCAGTATCCCCCGCCTGTTCTTTGCAATTATCTGCCTTCTGTCTGATTCTGTTAGGATCTGTTCGAATTTCTCCATATTTCTCCAAATTTAGCTACACCCGCACGAAATTTACATGGTCGGTTCTTCCGTTGGCCACTCGCCGGTCTCCAAGGGACAAAAGAAACTCAGCCACCCCGGGGGGTCAGCTGGCCGTCGGCATCGAAATAATAACCGGCATCACAGTCAGGTTTTATTTTTCCCTTGTCTTCCATCGTCTTGATCGTGTGACAGTCATGGCATAAAGACTGCAGGTTGCTAAGATCAAGTGATATCATTCGGTTGTTTATGTTCTCAGGTGTCAGCTCCCTGATGTGGTCGACTGCTGTCGCCCTGGCTCCACAGATCCTGCAGGTGAACCCATCCCGGATCAGTGCCTTCTTCCTTGCTGCCTTCCATGCTGACGATCGGTAAAAGGCAGCGGCCCATTCCTTTGCCATAGTAATCAAATACCCAGAGGCATAAAGCCCCTGGGTTCTGTTGGGAGATATTATATGAACTTAGCTCAGACTGTTCACGATAACAGTGTAACACTTTATGAATTACAATGTTTACACACTTTCCTTTTCTAAGATTACACGCATGGACTGGATAGCCTTCCGCCGGATCGTGTAGACCCCGGAGATGCTGCGGTTCGTTTTGTCTGCTATATCCCGCATGGGCTGCTTGCACAGGAAGAAGGCAGTCAGAACTATACGCTGGTCTTCATCCGGAAGCTGGGAGATCTGTGCCTTGATGGTTATGATCATGTGCGCCTTCCGGGTTTTGAGTCTGGAGATCTTCCGTTCCAGGTCGATGACCTTGCCGGCGATGTCGCTCATCTTATCTGATGGCGAGACCTGCACTACATCCTTGTCATAAGTTATTGCAGACGGAAGCAGGCAGCTTTCCATCTCTGCATGCTCTATCTCTGCGAGCCATATCCTTTTATCGATCAGCCTGACCTGCATCAGGTAAGTGTATACGTCATTGTAAGTCACATTAATTACCTCCTATTATCTTTCGCAAGCAGTGCATCCCGCTAGCGGTATACTCAGTTTGGGGAGTTCCCCAATCCCCCGGAAGGCTCCGCCTGCTTTTTGCTGATTTCTTTTACATGCACTTTGTACGGTTTCGGTAAAGGCATCCAAGCCTTTACACACCGCATCCAGTATTCTTTTGAGCTTTCAGAATCCAAGAAAATATATCTTGCAATATCTCCATTGTGGTCTGTTACAAGATATGTTCCTGCTCTTTTCGGTAGTCTCTCGGCGCACGGTATCCACTCCGGTTCCGCAGATACTGTCGGAGTGCTTTCAACAACCGCCAAACACTTTTCGGCAAAATTCCATGATGCTTTTAAGTTGTATATCTGACGTTCTGCTTCAATAAGTGGTTTAATCCTTAATACTATCTCACCTGCATCAACTGTCCGCATTCTTTTCTCCTTTCCCCCATATCCGTACCGCATTTCGGGCAGAGGTCACATAACACCTCTCCACCACTTACACCATTGCATCTAATGGCATACTTCATTCCATAAATAATGCCATCTTTATAACGCAACTCATTCTTAAGCTGGTTTTCATTCGCAACATGGCGGTTATGCTCTACCGCAAGCATTGCCTCATTAAGATCTTTTTTAAGTTTTTCGTTTTCTGCTCTTAATTCTTTGTTGATTGCAATCAATTCTTCTCTTGTTAATTCTCGTTCAATTATTTCAGCCATCTTGCCGCCTCTCCTTTTCCTTAATAAGCGTATCTTTCCACAATAGCCACCCTGGCTTATCTATCTGTTCATCGCCATACAAGTGCATACGTTCTTGAAACTCGCAGTCATCAATCATTATGTCCAAATCATTATCTTTTAACTCGTTGATATGCGATCTTATGATGCGTTGCACCAATTCGGGCATATATGTCTGTCTGCCGTGGCAATATCTTAATGCACAAATGCAAATCGTTCCGAATTCTTCTTGTTCAAGTTTTATTTTAGTCATCTTGCTGCCTTTCTACTAATTAAGTAAGAATCGTCTGCCTGTCTAAGTCATTCTCGTATTCATACATAGCTTTCCATAGCGCATCAATTGCCACCTGTCTGTCCATTAGTTCACTTATCCCGCGCCTCCTTTCAACTTCGCGCCGCATCCGGCACAATATCTTCCCATATCCCACCACCCGATTCTATGCTTACAGAACGGGCATTCTAAATCTGGCTGTGCATCTCTTGCGTATCGCTGAATCTGCACCCACTCGCCTTCCTTCGGTTCTGGCTGTGCGGATGGCACTCTATCTAAATCACACTTCACAGCTACAAGTGCCGTGTTAAACCCGTTTGAATGTTGCCACCTTCCGAAATCAGAGATTTCCGGGTCGTCCATAAATTGCATGAATTTGTCGTGGTATTTATGTTCATACGGATTCGTGCTGACTGTATTTTTTCGGCAAATATATTCAACAGATGTACGTGGCACTACATCCTCGCACGGTTCTGGCGTAATCTCTATTTCATCAAGCCGCTTTGCGAGCAAACACCCGTCTTCCCCTTTGTTGAAAGAACATTCAGGACAGCTTACGCCATTGCATATTTCAGCGTCAAACTTCATTCATTCTCACCCGCCTTTCTGCCTCATTTCACAAACAAATCCCTTCCGCACATCGGGCAGTACCTGATTTTTGCGCTTCCATGCCAACCATTTGCTTTTAAACTCAGTTCCCACCCGTTCATACCAAATCGGACAAATGCGTGATTGTTCTTCTCGATTGGACGGACATATCCGTCGGAGTCTTCGCGGCAATATTCACAATCTGTTTGTTTTAGCTGTTTGACTTCCTCCGCCTTTGTATCAATAATTGTCCCCAGCTCGTTATATGTGGTAGTAATTACAACCTTTCTTTGTTTATTCATTTTTTCCCACCTTGTGAATCAATCATTCCCTGCGTTCTGCCCATCTTTCTGTATCTCCCTTCCGCAATTAGCACAGAATATCCAATCTGTCTCGATCTGGATTCCGCAGTTTCCGCAGCACCCGTTCGCCGGTTTGACCGGGATGCGCTTTTCCAGTTCAAAACGGGCTCTGTTCAATGCTGCGATATAAGCCCTCAGGTATTTGGGCGGGACGAACTGCCTGCAGTCCGTAAGGACCTCTATCGCAGTATCCCTCGGGACACAGCGCCCTATAATATTGTCACTTTTCACCCGAAGCCTCCTTATACGACATACTTCTCATGCTGCTGCGCCAGCTCCGCCTCTGACAGGTCCAGATAGACCATCGTCGTGGACAGGTTCTCATGGCGCAGATACTTTGAAACCATCTCAATGCTCATGCCGCGGCGGAGCGCCTGCGTCGCCGCGGTCCGGCGGAAGCGGTGCGCATGCACGTTCTCCACGCCGGAGCGCTTCCCGATCTCCTTGATGATGCGCTCCGCGGCCCTGGTCGAAAGCGGCCTGTCCTCGGAACGCCCCGGGAAAAGATACGGGTTGTTATCCTCCCGCCCTTTGACATAAGTCTCGACGGCGAGCTGCGCTCTGGAGTCGAGATAGACCGGTGCGTATTTCTTCCCTTTGCCGCATACGAGGATCCGCCTGCCGTCGATCTCGCTGGTCAGGATCCCGCACATCTCAGAGACTCGGCAGGCCGTCGAGAAAAGCACCTCGACCATGGCCGCCTCCCTCGGGTTACGGCAGGCCCTCCGGATCTTCTCACACTCAAGATCCGAATAGGCCCTTTTCGGGATCTTCGCAAGCTTGATCTTCTCAGTCTGTTTGATAGGATTCCTGACGATCAGCTCCTGCCGGACCGCCCATTCAAAGAATGCGCTCAGGTAATCCCGTTCATTTACCAAACCTCTGCCATGCACGCCGTCCTTCGCGATGCGGTAAGCCATATACTTACGTATATCTGCTGCGGTCGTTTCGACCAGCTTCGTATGCATGATGCGGTCGAAGCGCTTCAGCGCAAGGACATACTGCTTAATGGTCTTCGGGCTCCGGCCGGCAACGGCATTTGCCATGGCGAACTCTTCGATCACCCTTGCGTTTGCCGTCGGATCTGCAAGGACGACGGCAGTGCTTCGCTGCGTGATCTCATAATCTTCCAGCGCAAGATAGATCCGGCTCCGGACCTCGTCAGTCAGGCAGCCTGCTGCCAGCAGGACGCCGTTTATGCTGTCCATCAGCTTTTCCCGGTCTGTCATCGGCTTAACCTCCCTGCTAATGCTTCTCTCCTTTTCATCCTTCGTCTCCTTCTAAAGCGTCTACAGTTTTCCTCATGATCGTCAGGCAGTCCAAGAATCCCTGCTGATACTCTTTCGGTGTATCCGGGTCCCATTTTGGACAGATGTCATTTAATACCTGACGAATGACCTCGATTCCGTCTACCTTGATCGGCACTTTGATTGTTGCCATTTTTTACCTCCCTCAGGGTAACAGCGGTAACAAACTTTTGCCCGTCTATATAGCAAATATTTTTCTATATATTTCTATATTTATATAAAAATTATTTTTTTTTTTTTTTTAATTCATAATAGAAGTTTGTTACCTTTGTTACCTCAGCTTTAAAAACCTTAGCTGTTGCGGTTTTCAGAGGTAACAAACCTTTGTTACCTTTTGTTACCTTTGTTACCTTTTTGCTGAGTTTTTAGACATTTTTTCGTTTTCTGTCAAATATTCTTACCCGAAAATCAGCTCTACATCCGCATTTCGCATGAACGGACGCATCACTTTTCCACGGATTTTGACCGTTTTCGGGGGTATTTTCCACCCTAAACGCATCATTATTGCTTTCATCGCTCCTTTATCTATGCGCGACATCTTCTTAGGATCCTCCCCGAGCGCTTCCGTCCACAGCTCCATATAAGTGACGAACTGACGGAGCCTCGTGCCGGCAGCAGTGCCGTCGTCATACTTGAAGAAGTTGATCCGGTCATCCGCGGACCTGTCGTACCAGTCCTCCGGCAGGAGCTTATCCAGGTACGCCTCTATCAGCTCCTGACGAGGATCGGCTTCAATGTTTCTCGCCTGCACCCTGCGGGCCTCCTCCAGCACATCCTTATCCGTGATATAAAGCGGCTCACCGTCAGCGACCCTTTTCTTTATCTCCGCCCAGATCTGGTCGATCTCCGGCTGGTGCAGGTCAGCGTTCTTTCCGATGACCGACCGCCTTCCGCCCTCCTCCGGCACATCGACGATCCAGAACCGGCGGTTCCCGTCCGTATCCCGGAGGAAGCCTTCGGACTGTGCATTCGTCGTTCCGAAGAAGACACACTGCCTCGGACGGTGCACCGCACGTCTGCCGTATGCCGGCCTGCCGTAATCGTCCTGGCGGGTGATGAAGCTCCGGAGCGTTTCGATATCGACCTTTTTGAGACCGGAAAGCTCCGCGATCTCTTCGATCCATACACCCTGTATCTTTTCGACGGCTGATTTCCCGCTGTAGCAGATATCCGACAGTAAGAGGCTGTCGCCGAACCATTTCCCGCCGAGGCGCCTGATCAGCGTTGACTTTCCGAGCCCCTGCGCCCCGTTCAGGACGAGCAGGGTATCGAACTTGCAGCCGGGATCGTACACACGGCGCACGGCAGCGCATAAGGTCTTGCGCGTGACCTGCCTCACATATTCCGAATCCTCAGCTCCGAGGAAATCCACGAGGATGCGGTCCGCCCTCTCCACGCCGTCCCATTCAGGCAGCGCTTCCAGATACTCCCTCACCGGATGGTACATCCTTTCATTGGCCACGTTGTTCGTGGCGTCGAATACGGCCGCCCGGGAGAAGCGCTTAGAAAACTTTTCGAGGTACGCCCTCAGCTGGCAGTCATCATCATCCGTCCACTCCGGCTTGTTGCTGTCCCGCTTCCAGGGAAGGTCCTTGCCGGCTTCGATTGCGTCGGAGAGAAGATTCTTCCGGATCCCGTCAAAGGCAGGCTCCATCCTGATCAGGATCTCCACGTTCTTGATGGTCGGCAGCAGCTCGCCCTTTTTGGAGTAATCCATCTGGTCCTTCATGTACGCCCTGTCCCCGAAGCTGTCCAGCTCTTCCTCGCTGAATGTTGGCTCCACCTGCATGGACTCGTCCCGCATGACCAGGTCGAATTCAGCAGCGGCCAGAGGCTCATCGAAGACGTACTGGTTCAGGAGCCTGCAGGTCTCTTCCACGACTTCCTTCCGGAAGCCGCGCTTCTGGAGGCTGAAGCTTAAGTTATAAAGCTCCGTGTTCCTGCCGTCGCCCTCATGCATGGCCGGGAAGTTTGTCGTCTTGTCCGCCTTCCCGATCACCTTCAGCCACTCCGGCACCGGATCCAGCTGGTCCGTATCCGTCAGGTCCTCCCCATAGACGCACGGGCGTTCCTTCCCGTGGGACTTCAGTTTTTCATAGGAATTGGTAAGACCGACCTTGACGTCTCCCGATAGCCCCACAGCGAACCGCACGCGTGTGGCGCATTTGCTGAGGACTTTGTCCTTATTATTGAAAAGGAAATGGCAGCCCCGGTCCGTCCTGATCGCCCTGCAGCGGATCCCTTCCAGCTGCACGAGCTCCAGCATCTTCTCAGCCTGCTCTTTATCGTCGATATCGATCAGGGCGGTCTCCTCCGTGAGCGGAGCGCCATAATCCGGATACCGCCGGGCCTGCTTCAGTGTCAGCAGGCCCTCGTCCGGCACGACTTCTCTCTTCCACTTCATGGTAGGCGTCTTCCCGTTCAGCGGGAAATAGCCCCTGTAAAACTTCATAGATCCGTCTCCTTAGTTACTTTTTATCATCCTCATCCGGATTCTCCTCCGGCATGCTCTCAACGATCTCTACGGCCTTCTCAATGCCCCAGTGTGCCCCTGTGCCTCTGGTTAGCTCCTCCCAGACCATCAGCTTTTCCATGGTCTTTTCCTTATTGATCGTCGTCATCTTCCGGCCCTCCTTTTCTCATCATTCCAAGCCTTGAGCAGCTTGGCATTGCCTGTGAAGGCTTTGTCTGCAGCCGCAATGTCTTCGTCGCCTCCGCTTGCAAGGATCAGCCGGCATATCTTCCTCGCCTGGCTCATCGGCATGAGCAGGTCCCTGTACCAGCAGCCATCGTCCTTGTCGAAGTATCTTTCATACCGTCCTGCTTCTATTGCTAAGACACTCAGGTCAAGCTGGATGCGCCATACGCCGCTACCATCGTAGCCATCTAAGACCAGTATCTCGTCTTCTGTCACCATCTTTTCTCTCCTTCAGAGCCTTCATCAGGCTCTCCTGTGTAATATTCTTAGCATTCAGCGCCCGCATGACCTGCTCATCCACCGTGCCGGAGGCGACGAGGTGGTTGATCACCACGCTCTTGTGCTTCTGGCCCTGCCGGTACAGCCTTGCGTTAGCCTGCTGATATAACTCGAGTGACCACGTAAGCCCGTACCAGACGATGATGTGGCCGCCCTCCTGCAGATTGAGCCCGTGCCCGACGGAGGCCGGATGCGCAATCATCAGCTGGATCTTCCCGGCGTTCCAGTCCGAGATATCTTCGGAAGTGTCGAGGATCCTCGCCTCCGGGAACTTCTGCAGCAGCGCATCCCGGTCAGCCTGGAAGTTGTAGAAGACCAGTATCGGCTGGCCCGGGTTGCAGTCTATGATCTCCTGCAGGGCCTCAAGCTTCTTTCCATGGATCCAGTGTGCCGTCTTGTTCTCACCGTAGGCAAAGCCGTTTGCGAGCTGGAGGAGCTTTCCCATCAGGGCAGCGGCAGAAAAGGCTGCCACATCTTCTCCGTCCATTTCCAGGAGCGCGTCATGCTCCATCTTCCGGTATTTCTCCATGTCGGGCCCCGGCAGGACGACGGGGATCTCGTTCATGATCCTGTCCGGCATCTGCAGGTAGTCTTCTGCCTTCATGCTCATGCAGATGGTCCGGAGCTTCCCGTCTATCTTTTCCTTGGCGCCTTTCAGCAGCTCCCAGATCCCGTATGCAGGATCCCGCGAGATGTTCCTGAAGTAAGTGTTCCGGTACATCGTGATGGATCTTCCTAGCGTTTCCCCTCTGTCCAGCAGATAGATCTCCGACCACAGGTCGAGGTATCCGTTGCTTGCCGGCGTCCCCGTCAGCCCGATCACACGGTCGGCTTTTACGATGTGCTTCCTGAGCGCCTTGAAGCGCTTTGCGTCCGGGCTTTTAAAGCTGGACAGCTCATCGATCACCACGCAGTCGAAATCCCAGTCGTGCTTCTCTATCAGCCAGACTACGTTTTCCCGGTTGATCACATAAACGTCCGCATCCTCATGCAGGGCATTGAAGCGCTGCCGTTCGCTCCCGAGGACCTTGGAGATCCTGAGGTCTGACAGATGGTCCCATTTCTCGCACTCCCGGGACCAGGTATCCTCAGCCACGCGCTTCGGCGCTATGACCAGTACCTTTTCCACATCGAGGCTGTCCCTTAAGTCCCGGACCGCCGTCAGCGTTACGACTGTCTTGCCTAACCTAAGCCCATATCCAGGAACAGCCCGCAGTGTGTATGACTCATGATCCAGTCATATGCCGTCTGCTGGTAGCTGTGCGGTATGTACTTCATCAGGCCTCACCTCCGATCATCTCCGTAAATGTTTCCAATCCCTTCTGCCCTTTCAGGATGAAGGTCCTCACGCCCAGGCGGTTCAGGAGGTTGATCTGCCTCTGCTGCGCCGGACTCAGCCGCCCGGTGTCAGCCTTCAGCTCCACGAACCAGATCCGCCCGCCCGGCATGATCACGATCCTGTCTGGCACTCCGGCATTGCCAGGGCTCACCCATTTGAAAGCCTTGCCTCCGGCGGCCCTCACACGCCTGACCAGTTCCTTTTCGATCTCTGATTCCAGCATCACGGCCTCTCTTTGCAGTTAATTTCACCGAATGCCCGCAGGAGGTCTTTTTTGAATTCCTCATCCACAAAAAGCTCTTCGCCCGTAGACATCTCAAGACGTCTTTCATCCGTGTCATAGTAGACGACGTGCGCCGTGTTAATGATCAGGTCTTTCTTTATTTGTTTGAACATAATCCTTAATCCTTTTTGTAAAATTCAGTTTCGTAGCCATCCCCGCGGAGAATGAGTCCGGGCGCCCATGCAGGTGTCCTTCCCATGATCTCCGAGATCCTGGCGTATGCTTCCGTGTCTTCTTTCGGCACGTCCGCGATCATTTCGTCATGGACGTGCATCACTATCTGGTATCCGGCGGCAGCCACGTGGAGCATGGCGTTCGCAAGGCAGTCCCTGCCGATCGCCTGCGTGGCGTTCTCGACGAGCTTACCTCCGTACGTCTCTGCGGTCTCCCAGCGCTTCGTAGTCTGGTTCATGCCCTGATAGCAGATGTGGTCCCTGCCGTCTCCCATCGTCTTGACTTTGGCCTCCCAGTAGGCAAGCCGTCTGCCGGAGGGCAGCTGCATGAACAGCGTCCCTTTGTCCATGTACAGTCCGATGAAGCTGCAGCCGTCCTTCCCGACCTTAAGCTTTACCATCTGCCCTTTGGGCCTCCTTTGTATGATGGCGGTTTTTGCGGCATTCTCCATGCGCGTCCACAACCGGACGATATTGGGTGACGCCCGCCGCCAGTCGTCTACGATGCCCTGCATCTCTTCTTCAGGTATGGACCCGGTCGTATCCATGGCCTTCATGGCTCCGACTCCTCCCTGGTAGCCGAGCGCAAGCTCTGCGACCTTGCCGCGCTGCCTGAGATGGCCGTTGACGCCGTGCTTCACGACCGGCACGTGGTACATCCTGGATGCAGACTCGCAGTAGATATCTCCGCCCTTCTCGAATACTTCCATCCTCCACTTCTGGTCCGCCAGCCATCCGAGGATCCTTGCCTCGACAGCCGAGAAGTCACAGACCACGAACCGGCATCCTGCGGAGGCGATGAAGGCTGTCCGGATCAGCTGGGAGAAAACAAAGGCCGTTTCTCCCCAGATCATCTCCACGGCTTCAAAGTCTCTTTGCGCCGCCAGCTCCCTGCAGAACTCGATATCGTCGATATGGTTCTGCGGAAGGTTGTGCGTCTGCACGATCCTTCCCGCCCATCTGCCGGTCCTGTTGGCTCCGTAGAACTGCAGGACCCCTCGCAGGCGGCTGTCCGGGCACACTGCCGCGACCATGGCCTGGTACTTCTTTGTAGACGTCTTTCCGAGGGCCTGCCGGATCTCCAGCACCCGCCGGACATTGTCCGGCAGATCCTTCTGCAGCGCTTCTGCCACAGTTGCCTTAGTAACGCCTTCCATCTCCACGCCCTGTTCGAAGAGCCAGGCCTTCAGCTGCGACACGCTGTTAGGGTTTGACAGCCTTGTCAGGCTCTCTGCCTCTTCCTTAAGCTGCGCCGTCCTGATCGCATCATATTCCAATATGCCTTTTATGAACGGGATATCCAGGCGTACGCCATGGTCATTCATCCGCTGGTCCCAGCACCAGAGCCGCTGTTCAGCCGGATCCATCGGCCCGAAGGCATCCAGCCTCTCAAGGATGGCGTGCTCGGAGTCCACGTCCCTCTCGTTGTAGGCCATGAACAGCTCCCACTTTTCCGGCGCATGCGCCGGGAGGTTCCGCGTCCGGCCGCCGTTTGCCTTGGTAGGCTTGCATGGCTTGCAGAAGTAAGCGATCAGCGCCTTACCGACGGACATCTTCATGTCTCCTTCATCGAGCCCCAGCGCCTCACCGACGCCCGCAAGGGACATCGGGAGGCCAAGCATCGCGGCTCTGATCATCGTGCACTGCCATTGCTCGGGCTCCATATATCCGAAGTACCGGCCAAGGCAGGTCCGCTCGAAATTGGCATTGAATGCAGTCTTGAGGACCGTAGGATCCATGAGCGCTTCATAGAAGACCGGGCACTTCTCCCGGATGTACCGGACGGCCTCATCCGGAGCCATGCCGGAGATGTTTATGACTGTCGTCCTGTCCGCATCCGAGAACCGGAAGCCGATGAGGAGGATCTGGAAGTCCGGGGCCATGGAGTAGGCATAGACCCCAGCACTCGAGATGTCTACGGAGCTGTATGTTTCGATATCAACCCCGAGCTTTCGCATTACATCAGATCCTCGTCGGTATCCTCGTAATCATCATCGTAGGCATTTGCGGAAGCGCTGTATCCGGCGAAGCGCTCAGCATCCGCCCACTTCATCACTGAATTGATGTATGCCCCGATGCCGTTGTTTCCGCTGTTGGAATAACCGGCAAAATTGATGTCAGCCCTTACCCAGCATCCGGGATAGAGCTCTTCCGGATCCATGAGCTCGCTGCGGTCACGGTCGTAGATCTTCGGCGGGTTCTTGGAGGAAACGCTCATGAACCACATGCCGGCATATTCCGGATGCTCGTCCGCCTTCTCCACGTCCCCATCCCTTAAAGGAGTCCTGAGGCTGGCAGGGATCTTTCCGCGCCACTTGTCCTTATCATCCTGCTTCGTGATCTCGATGGCTTCCCTGATCTTTGCGACGGTAGCCTTGTCCGTCTTCGGGATCAGAAGGACGCAGCTGTACTTTGCGTCCTGCCCTGCAAATGCCCTTGCCTTGAAAAGGCTCGGATAACTGAGTCTTGCCTTACCTGTTACTACGTGTGCCATTACTTAATCCTCCTTATATCCATCGTCATAAACTGAAGCGTCATTGATCGCCGGTCTTTTATCGCTCTCCGGCACGAGCGTCGGTGCTCCGGGCGGCTTCACGATCAGCCCCTCGCAGATCGTCTCCAGCTTCTTCTTGCCGCCGACGACCTTTTCCATTGCGGAGATCCCAAGGAGCTCCGGATCCTTATAGATCACGGCCTTGTCAAAGCCGGCACCGGTCAGGCGTTTTTCTACCTCCTGCAGGTCGCTGAACTTACGGACGGATCTTCCCTCTACCAGCTTCCATCCCGGGAAGGTCTTTCCGGTCATAGCCTGGTCAAGCGCATAAGCCTTGGCGTCCTCTACCCAGCTCTTGACCGCTTCAGCCCTGGTGAGCATGGCCGCGATCTCAAGGTCCGACAGGAGCCTCGGATCCGTACCGGACATGTCTTCAAGCTCCATGACCGCCTCAAGGCGCTTCCTGCACTGTGCCTTGACCTTGCAGAACTTGCAGTGAGCCCCGGCCTTCTGCTCGCCTTCGCCTTTAAGCGCAAGGGCTGCTGCCGGCTTTACGACTTCTTCTCCCCACTTCAGCAGGTCGCCCACGCTGATCTTATATTCCGAGATAGAATCGAGTCTCGGCTGGTTGATGATCAGCCGGAGGGTGTCGATATCGTTGGAGAGGCTGAATGCGTCATAGGCCCCGAGTCCGTAAAGCATCAGCTGGGGATTCTCTACCGCTGAGACAGGAGTGCCCTTTCCATATTTCAGGTCGACCACAGTCAGCGTCCCGTCGGCGATGATCAGCACGTCGCCGGTGCCGAATCCGCCCGGCACCCATGCTGAGAAGTCCAGCTTCTGTTCCGTAAGGAGCTCCTTATCTGCAGAATTGATCCCCGCATAGATCTCTTCCACCCAGTCCACATAGTCCCAGATGTACCGGTCCATTTCAGCGGTGTAATACTCATTCTTCCGGATCTTGTCGAGCATCTTTCTGTATGCTCCATCGGTCGATCTGCCGAATCTGTGGGTCAGTATCATCTCAGCCAGCAGATGGGCCAGCGTGCCTTCCTCTGCATAAGTGCTCGTAGTGTCCGGAATACCCTCGGAGAGTTTTACGGACGGTGGGCAGTTCAGCCAGATGTGGCTCCCGGAAGCGCTTAAAACCGCGTGTTTCCTCACTGCCTTAGCCATTCAGAGCCTCCTTAAGTGCTGCGAGCGCTGCAGGATAGTCCTCCGGCTTCAGTGAGCTGGCGCCCTTTGCCCCGAATCTTGCGAGCACATCTTTAGCCGCGTCCTTGCCTTTTGCCTTGACCAGCTCACGGACTGCCTTTTGCATATCGGGCAGCTGGATCTCCGGTTCCGGAACCGCTGCCGGCTCAGGATCCGGTGCTACATCCATCGGAACGGACTCTCCCTGCGGCTCCGGCATGACTTCCTCGACAGTAGCAGGCTCCTCTGCCTTGACAGGAGCTGCCTTGAGCGCATCGAGCTCCGCCTGCAGCTTGTCAGCTTTATCAGTCGCGAGCTTCAGCAGCTCCTTGTATTTCTTGACTTCGTTGGCGAGCTTCACGTTTTCGTCAGCCAGAGCGTCCTTCTCGGGGTCGCTCTTGGCCTTCGGCGCGGATACCGTGAGCGGTCTGCCGCCTCCGATGATGTTGAACAGCTCCTCAATGGTCTCGACTTCGATTTTGATCATTTTCTTTTCCTCCTTAAATTCATTGTTCCAGGCTTTTTCTGCGAGCCACGGCATAGTGTACAGGTCAGTCCGCCTGCCACAGACTTCGCACTGGTAATAAGCATTGCGTGGATTCTGCGTGTCTTTGGTCATGAACTTCGGATAGACCCCGCAGCACTTCCTGCATCCAGTTCCGTACCACCATCCAAGTTCAAAACCGCTGCTGACGATCCGGTTCTGGTTGGCCTTTGCTTCTGACGCGGTCATTTCTCAGCTCCGAACCAATGGTTCCCGCGCTTGATGTTTCTGCTGCCATTCTTCCGGCCGGTGTCGAAGAAAACGTATTTCATATCCGGCAGCATCGACGGCCCTCTCCGTAAGCATTCAGAGATCACGTCGTCCTCCATTTCGCCGGGAACGGCCCATGCGGACTTCTTGCCGATGTATTTGTATTCGGTGAACTGCCCTTTTTTTGATAAAACACCGTGAACGCCGGCTCCCCAGTTCTTCGGGGACAGGACCCTGTTGAAAATGACCTCACAGCAGAGGAGCTCGCCTTCAAATCCTTCGCCCTGTGCGGCAAGCGCCAGCACCCAGCGCAGCTCCTCGAACTCCGCATCACTGATCGGAATGGTCTGGTATGGGTTTTCCACCATTTCCGTCTGGTTTGCTTCGGTTTCGATTAGCTTCACATTGCTCTCATACTCCCCCGGGGCAATGCCGACCTCCACTTTTCCGTATCTGTCCTGCAGTTCCTGATAGGTCTCTGCCCGTGATGCAAACGCCGCCATGCAGATCAGCAGCCCTGCGATGATCACCGATGCGATCAGGTGCCCAATCTTAAATCTCTTCTTCCGGCTCCTGTAAGCCTGCAATAATTCAGGATGTTCCATTTTCTTCCTCCTCTCCCTGATCCGGCTGGAACATGACTCCAGTTTCTTCAAAAACCATCTGCGCGTATTTCCGGATGTCCTTTGTTTCGTCATTCAGCAGCTCTTCGGTCTCCCGGTTGACTGCGTAGGCGAATTTCGTAAGCTTGTACCTGGTGTCTCCGCCATCCGCCTCGTTCTTCCGCATCGGCGCCGGTTTCCATCCGAAGTCTTTTACAAGGACCCGGCATGGAATCGCGATCAGCAGGCTGAACAGATTCAGCGTGATGGTTTCCGTGTCTCCGGTCAGCAAAGCCTGGCGCTCCTTAAAGTCCTCGATCAGACCCTCCTGCTTCTCCAGATATGCCTTCTGTGCCTCCTCGATCGCGTACTTCTTCAGCGCGTCCTTTTTTGCGTCGATTGCAGCCCTCCGAACGACGCGGTCGTGCTCTTCCAGCTGTGCTGCCGTAAAGGTATAAGTTGCCTTCTGCGCTTTGGCTGCCCGGAGCGCGTCTCCTTTTTTACCCATATATGCGCCTCCTACTGGTAATACTTCGCCACGTCCCTTACGATCGCGGCATAGCTGTCCATGTGCGTGTTGATCTTTCGCGTCCCGCCGCCTTTGTAGGTTACAAGGACATGCTCGTCCTCCTGTTCGGCATTGATCAGCTCACAGCTCACAAGACCGTCCCTTGTCTGGGAGAGCAGCCATCCGAGGTTCTGTACGAAGAGCTCCCTGTCTTTTATGGCTGCTTCTTCTTTGAAGTAATAGGCTATTCCTTCATTCGCTCTTTCCAGCTTCATCTTCCGCTCCTTTCCGGTACTTCCCGTCCAGCATGGTCTTCGCTCCCGGGCCGATGTACGGCTCATGTTCCGCCCACTCATGCGGCTTCGGCTTCTTCGGCTCCGGCGCGTGTGTCCACCTTCGTATGGTTGGCTCCGTGGTCTTCAGCTCCTCCGCTATCTTCTTGACCGGCCAGCCGGCGTCCCTCAGGGCCTGCGCCTGCCCGACATCTATCGATGGTCCAGAGCCCGGGAATGTCTTCTTTTTCTTCAGGGTCTCCTTAGCTTTCTTCCCGGCATCTACGCTCTCGATGACTTCCTCGAACTTTTCTTCCTGCTTCAGCGCCGGCTCATCCGTCTCGAGCACAGTCTTTACTCCCATGACGCAGGCGTTGATTGCCTGCATGCAGGCATCGCAGAAGTCCCAGTCCTCGTACAAATTGTCGTCGCTGACTTCGCCTGTCTTAATGTCCTGAGCGCACAGGGCCACGTAGCCGACTGTCCCGCGTGTCTGATCGATCTCCGCTCCGCATCTGTCGCATCGGATAATTCTGCTCATACCAGCCTCCATGCGAGTTCCCTCGCCAGCATCAGGACCACCCACCAGATCAGCAGGGTCATGCTCTTATCTATGAATCTTTCCATCTCAGTCCTCCATTATCTCTTCAACGATTTACCAGGTCCGGGAGACGGACTCCCACTCTCCGGGATACCCCTTCAGGATTTCTGCGTTCTCGAAACCTCTGGCCAGTTCCTCGAAGGCCGCCTCAGCTTCGGCTTCTGTGGAGCAATACACGTTCTGTGTCCGTCCGTTTTGATCATGGGCCTGCACCAGATACTCGGTCTCCGGGACCCCAGTGATGCGGAGCCATGTACCATAGTCCACACGCACCGCATGGAAGCCTGCTGCTGCCAAGTCCTTCAGCATCTGCTTTAGATTCTTCTCATCACTGCACTTGATCAGATCTCCGAGCTTCATTTCCTTTCTCCCTCTTTTCTTTCAATTACTAAGGATTGAATCCTTTGGTTGTGCTCTCGTTCCCAGATTTCTGCCAGAATTGTCAGAATGCTTACTGCGTTCTCTTCCGTCATGTGTTCCTCCGGTTAACATCGTTTCGTTTTAGTTAACTCTCAGGGCAAAAAAATATCGTCAACACATCAGAATCCGTAAGATTAAGCAGATTTTTGAGCTTCGCTATCTCTGACGGTCTGAATTCGCTTCCGGGAATGTTGTGCATTTTTCTCCGGAAGCACGGAAGCGAAAGCCCCAGAGCCTTAACTATAAAGATTTTTTTCAGTCCGCTCTCTTTGATTTTTTTATCCAAAGCTTCTGTGTTTGTCATGCTATCCTCCTTTCCCGTTCTGTTTCGAGTTTGTCAACTCGCATGTAAACATATCACACAGTTTCGTTTCTGTCAACGCTGATATTAAAAATATTTTATGATAGCGTTCACTTTTTGTTTATTTGTTGCTATAATTGAAAATACTCACGGAGGAACTGACATGAAAACCACGGGACAAAAGATCAAAGAGCGCAGAGAAGAATTAGGAATGAGCCAGCAAGAACTTGCTAACCGTGTCGGACTCAAGACAAAGAGCGCAATCAGTCTAATCGAGAACGACAAGCGCGGAATTGACAAGGATCTTCTTATTAATTTTGCAAATGTTTTAGACTATCCGATCGAGAAGCTTGCCGAGCCTCGAAAAGGCTTAGTTGTAAAGTTTAACACCAAAGGAGTCAGTCGTAAGCTTTTTGGCACTCAGGATTTTAAGGAACTTGTGAATGACTATCTTGATCAGGTCATAAATATGACTGAAGATGACTATGAAGCAAGAAATCTGCTTGAAGATCCAGACCTTAAAAGGCTCATACTGTACGCTGGCGCGAATATTCCGACAGAAAACCGACGGCTATATGTTGATGCTCTTATCGGGACAATTAAAGTCCTTAATGAGGCAAGCAAGAAATGAAACGTGCAGCATTATATGTACGGGTAAGTACGGAAGAACAGAAAAAGAGAGGCCTGTCCGTGGACTCCCAGATCGCAGCGCTCCGGCAATACTGCCAGGAGAACGGCTGCACGGAGGCAGGCCTTTATAATGATGCCGGAATGAGTGCCAGAAAAAGCTACCGAAAGCGGACGGAGCTGCTCCGGCTCATGGATGACTGCCGGGCCCACAAGATAGATATCATCCTGTTTACAAAGCTGGATAGATGGTTTCGGTCCGTGGCAGACTATTATGAAGTTCAGAAGATCCTGGACGAGTGCGGAGTGCCGTGGAGGGCCATCTGGGAAGATTATGAGACGGAAACATCAAGCGGGATCTTCAAGGTCAACATAATGCTTTCCGTCGCACAATCTGAGGCGGACAGGACTTCTGAAAGGATCAGGGCCGTCAACGAATACCGCCGGGAGTGCGGGGATTACATCGGGCAGGCTCCGATCGGATACAAAAGACAGAATAAGCGCCTTATCGTTGACGAGGAGGCGCGTGAAGGTGTGCAGGCATTCTTCCGTGCCTATCTGAATTACCTGCCAATAAAGGAGGCTGTAATGGCCGCTAAAGAACATGGAGTGCAGATCAGGCGGAACACGGCATATTTAATGTTGAAATCCGAGACCTACGCCGGTAATGCCTTCGGCTCTGTCTGCGAGCCATACATCACTCCGGCAGAACATCAAAAGATCCGGGCTCGCCTCCGTGACTTCGTGAGAGCCCCGAAAGAGTCCCGCAGTTATCTCTTTCAAGGAATCTGCCGCTGCGGATATTGCGGCGCCAAAATGGCTGCCTCGGGTCGTAAACGGCATTCCGAAAAACGCGGGGATTATCTGCAGAAGGTATACCAGTGCCGGAACACCATCGGCAATTACCAGACGGATCCATGCCCCGGCTGCGGGATCAATGAAGATGTGCTCGAGGAAATGATCCTCAACGAATTCGATGCCGCTCTTGCCGCATATAATGCAAAGATAACGGCTTCACATCTTTCAGACGAGTATGTGTCCACTGAGAAGAAAAAGGGCGCCCTGCGGGCCAAATTGGAGCGAATTTCCGAACTTTATGAAGACGGAATGATAAACCGGGAGAGATACAAAGAGAAAAAAGACAAGATTCAGGCAGAACTGGCAGCGCTTCCGTCTCCGGATACCAGCAAACCGATCGCGCCGCTTCCGAGAAACTGGCGGCAGCAGTATGCGGAGCTGTCCGAGAATGGAAAGCGCGAGTTCTGGCACAGGATCGTCAAGGCCGTGAAGATAAAGAAAAACAGGGAGATCTCGATAGAATTCTAATCGGTGTGTTTGTGTCCAATCTTCCCATGGAGTCTGTACACAAGCGCACCATGCGGCATTGGTTCAATGGCAGAATAAAAGCTTCCCAAGCTTTGGACGCGGGTTCGATTCCCGTATGCCGCTTAAATTTAACAGTAAAATGCAAAAAAGGACGGCCATAACGGGCTGTCCTTTTCCGTGCATAATGGTAGTTCAATTAGATGGTGCTGCAGGCTTCCGACGCCCGCCGATCGATATGCTATAGGCTATAGTAAAAGTATAGCATAACGGCTTAAAAATATCACTGAAATAAAAAATGCCCCGGATCTCTCCGGGGCCTCACAAAGAAAGGGTGAAAATGAAAAGTACAGGCTATGGCGCCTGATTGCCAGAGGCGGCTGTGACACCGCCAGAGGCTTTATAACATTAAAGGAGGAACTAGCCTTATAAATACCAGACGGACTGTGCTCCAGTCTCATCTGAGCGGTACAGAGCGCATGCACACGGGCCTGTCTGCTCGAAGTAGTACCATTTTCCGTCGATGAGCTTCCAGCCGGTCGCCGCTGCGCCCTTCTCATCAAACCAGTACCAATGCTGAATGCTTCCGCCGGTCTCCGCGATCAGCTTCCAGCCGTAGGAGTTCTTTCCGGTCGAATCCTGATAGTACCACTTTCCGCCGGAATAGACCCATCTCCATGTCTGGTCGAGGATCTCATACTTAGGACGACCATATCCGTAAATCTTAGCATTTGTAAGAGCGTAAGACTTCCTGCAGACACATCCACCATTTGGCACGACTTCCGACCCGTCAGATGTATTCCCCTCAATCGTGTAGACGTTTGCGGAATCCACCTTATAGACGAGTCCCGTATGATATATGGTTTCGAAGCTTCCGGACTTAGCAAAGAAGATCTGATCTCCCGGCTTTGGCTGCAGGCCTGCTGCCGCATAGTAAAACGCTTCCTTGCCGATGTAGAGCTTTGCCGATGCTTTCGTGTAGTCATCGAAGCGCCCTCCGAGCATCTTCTGGGCATTGGTGACCCCAAAGGCCTTATAAAAGCACCAGTCCACGAAGCAGTCGCACCATGCTGCCGGGAAGTCTATGATCTCCGGAAGGATGCCAGAAAGCTCATATCCGTATTTCGTGTAGTTATCTGATCCGGCATAAGCGGTCTTTGAATAAAGGCACTCTTTGCCGTAGGTCTGCCAGGCTCGTTTCGACTTCTCGCAATAGCCGACCTCGTCCATCGCGATCCGGATGACCTGGTCAGCTGTTTTGCTCATGATAGACCTCCGGCACGCCGATCAGCAGGCTTTTCACGAAGGATACGATCCCGGCCAGCGCTGACGCCGAGATCACCACCGGCCAGTTTACATCACTCAGGACGACGGCGGTCGTGCCGATAGTCGATACAAAAGTCTGTCCGGCTGTCCATGCAGCGCGGATCAGAGCTGGCTTAATTAATGCTTTAACTCTCTCATTCATAAATCATGCGCCTCCAAATCTTCCAACATCATCTTAATAATTAACTCTTGCTGTTCTTCCGTTAATCCTTCAAGGTCTGTCAGATCCATTTTCGTCCTCCGGCATCGCTAACAATTTCCGATAAAGTTCTGTGGCAACGTCATTGCCGCCGAGATCGTGATATGCGGCATAGAGTTTCTTGATGCTCTCCTTTGCATAGATCGGACACGCGCCCTTCTCGCTGTATTTGTTGTAATTGCTGACGATTGTTTCCCGTAAGAGCGACTGCACGCCTGCCGCGATCGCTTCATTTTTTGCTCTCTCAAGCTTCAGCTGCGCGGAAATCGTCCGATAGCCCCAGCCGAGCAGGGCAAGGGCAGCGGCGAAGACCCACCGCACCCAATTTTCTGAAATGTAAAGTATGATCTCATCCATCGACTTCCGGGCTCCCGCCGACGATCTCATCAAATTCAGCCTGGCTGATCTTCCCCAGTGTCAGGAAGTCCCTGACTTTATCGACGGAATAGAGCCCTAGGTCATAAAAGCGTTTCACAGTTAATGCCAGTCTTGTCATGCCTCTGCCTCCTCATCTTCCAGTAGTGTGTTGGTCATGAGCGCCGTGTACATGGCCTGTGCCTCGATGCGGTCAAGCTGTGTCGGCTGCGGGTCCACCGGTTCCGGATCAGGCATGGACTCTGGAGCGGGCGGCTCCGTCCAGACAGATCCATCATTCGAGAACTGCACTCCGTCCTCGAGAACTCTGTAGACGGTCGTGTAGTCTGACCAGTCCCCGAGCGGCTCCCCGGACATACGAAAAGTCTTGAAGCCCTTCTTGCTCTGCGGAAGCTTATCTCCGATGAGGGTGCAGACATGCTCGCCCTGCACTCCGAAGGTGACTTCATAGACTTTCTTGGAACCATTGAATACTACTTTTATCATTGGTTTCCTCCTTCTATAAAAAAGAGCGCCCGGAGGCGCTGGTGGTTTACTTGGTTATAAAATGTGGCCGCATTTGACACTTCTTCGAGAGGTGCGCGGCCTTCTGTCCTTTGTCGTGAAGGGAATCTTTATCGACAATCGACTATTCAACCCAGATCGTAAAAAATGCTGATACAAATCCTGTAGTTTTGAAGATATATAAAACAGGACGGCTTGTAACGCTTGAGTACGTTGGCGGCAGTCTAACCCATGTAATGAACGAAGTAATTTTTACCATTCCGACAGATTGCAGACCTGAATTGGGACTTTATATTTACGCAAACGCTAATTCCAACGCAACTGGATACGGGGCAAGCGTAAACATCAAACAGAATGGCGAAGTCGCCGCATTACCACAGAACACATCAAGCGCACATAGATTATGCTTTACTGTCACTTATGTATCGGCATCGTAAAAGTCTATTTACACCATAAATACATAGAAGTGAAGGTTGCCAACGTTTAACGAATTTGATGTCGTATTCCTGACTCGTGCATAGTAACTTGTACTATCAGGGTGATATATTGATATCGTTGTATTGTACATATCATTTGCAGAACTCCACACAGGAGTAATAGACAGTACTTGTTTCGATGTACTTATAATCAAGTCATTCGTGACCTGTCCTGCGGTTAACGTCCGAGCCGCAATCGGCACAATGGTTGTCGATAAAGATTCCTTTAAGGACTTCGCAGCTGATGCCGAGGCGACCTTATTGGTGAGGTCTGTGGATGCGATTATCTCCTCCAGCGTAAGGGCATCCGTGTATTTAGCACGGGC